TGGCCGTCGCCCCGCCCGGGATCCTGCTGAGGTCGTAGCCGATGCTCGCCGGGTAGTACGGGGCGTGATGCCCGGAGGACGCCCTCGCGTTCGCCCGCCAGTCCCGCTTCACGTTCACAGCGCCCTTTGACACCACGCCGCGCAGCGCCGCCGGCACACCGGCCGCCGCCTGCTCCAGCACCCGCGCAGCCGCCAGCAGGTCGTCTACTCCGCCCATGACGATCGGTCCTCCGTCTGTAGCCGCCACGCCGTCGCCGTCGCACTGAACTGCGCGACCACCACCCACAGGACCAGCCCCGTCAGCCGACCGTCCGCGCTGTCCACGACCTCCACCAGATCACCCGGCAGCGGCCGGGTGATCCCGCCCTGCGGCACCGCCGACCACGGCAACGCCACCTCGTACCGGGTCAGCAGCACCTCACGCTCAGCCGCCTGCACGTCCTCCGCCGCACTCAACGCGGACGGCTTCACCCGCCCCGCAGCGGGCCCGTAGATCGTCGTCTTCGGGCCCGGCACCGTCTCCCCGGTGTCCCGGTCGAACACGTCCGGGCCCTGCCGGTACAGGCGCACCGTGTCCGTCATCAGCGCCTCGTGAGCCGCACGGCCCTGCGCCAGCAGCGCATCGAGGTCACCCACTGGCCGACACCACCCACACGTCCGGGACCGGCCCCAGCTCCCGCCGCAGCGCCGCCAGCTCGCCCGGGAGCAGATCCCCGGACACCTGCACCTGCTCGGCGGCGTAGGTCACCTGGTAGTCGTCAATCTGCTGCGACCGGATCCCGACCTCCATGCCAGCGGGCGTGTTGCCCAGCCGGTCGGCCACGGAGCACACCAGCTCCACGACGCCATCCGGGACCGGGTCCCACCCGCGCTCGTACGTCACCCGCAGCCGAAGCCCGCCGCAGTGGTGCGGCAGCACCAGGTGTGCGCCGTCCCACCGCCACCCGGTCAGGTCGGTCGTCGTGCCGTCGTCGGCGACCGTGACGACGGTCTGCACCTCGATGATCGGCGGCGCCGGCAGCTGCACCGTCAGCGAGTCGGGGCAGACCTCGATGGTGACCACGGACGGCGTGATGGGCTGCTCGGCCGCGCGCCGCACCCGCACGCTCGCGCGGGCGAGCAGCTGCTCCGCCGTGTCCGCCGGCAGGCTGTAGCCGTAGCCCGTGGCCTGCTCGATGGTTGCGAGGGGGGTCGTCACGGCCGCCTCCTCACTCGCCGGTTGCGGCGCCGTACTTCTCGATGAGGTCGGCCTTCGTCATGCCGTCCGCCTCGTCGGCGTCGGCGCCCTGGACGACCGCCCAGCCCACCCACTGGTCCTTCGGGGCGTTCTTGGCGGGCTGGGTGAGCGGCGGTGCCGGCACCTGCTGGCCCGGGGCGGGCACCAGCGTGTAGGGGCTGCCGTCAGCGTTGACGCGACGCAGCAGCCCCTTCTCCAGCCGGTCCGCGATGGGCTCGGGGAGGGGCAGGTCCATCGGGATGATGGAGCCGCCTTCCCCGCGAACGTGGATCGTCTTGGCCATCGTCAGGCCCTCTTCACGCGGTAGGCGATGACCGTGCCGGTCGTCGGCGAGGCGGTGAACGACAGGGATCCGTCCGACTGGAGGAAGCGGCCGGACTCCAGCGGGCCGATGAACACCGTCTTCCCGAACGGCACGGTCACGGCGAGGTCGCCCTGACCGGCCGCGATGGCCGGCGGGTAGTCGCCCGCCTTGACGGTGAACGTCAGGTCGGTGTCGTCGTCGCTGTTGGCGACCGCGAGGATCGTCAGCTCGGCGTCGGCGTTGGCGAGGGACTGCGTGGCGGCCAGCGCGGTGCCGGCGGCCACGGTGTGGTTGCCGTTGACGGTGAGGTCAACGTATGTGGGGTCAGCCATGATCTTCTGGTCTCCGATCAGCTAGACGTGACGGTGGCGTAGGCCAGGCAGTCGGGCCGCACGACCTTCGCGCCGTACAGGGCGAGCCCCTTGACGGCGTCGGAGAAGGAGTCCTGCGGGCGGTACGCCTCGGTCTTGTTGATCTGCTCCGCGAACGTGACGGCCGCGCTCGTACCGGCCTGCACGATGTAGCTGGAACCGGTCGGGTTCGGCGCGTTGTTGCTGAGCATGATGTTGAACCCGGCGGCATTGCCCGCGTTGCCGTTCCGCAGGCCCTCGGTCGTGCCGGCCTCGTTCGCCTTCACGAACCGCGGGTCGCGCAGCAGCACGCCGTGCACCCACGGAGGGACCGCCGCGTACCGGCCCTGGGTGGGCACGTTCGCCTCGTCCAGCTTCACCTTCAGCGGCACCAGGACGTTGTCGTAGACCTTGCGGTACTCCGTGTCCGCGTCCGCCGGGCTCGTCAGGTCGATGGTGACCTCGCTGACGACGTTCGACGCCTGCGCCGACGTGTAGAAGCTGGCCAGGTACCGGTCGACCACGTCCGCCATGGCGTAGGCCGCCTCGGACATCGCCTGCGGGATCAGGCCGCCCATGGCCTGGCGGGCGTCCACGTCGTCCAGCTCGAATGCCCAGAACTTCGCCTGGTCGACCAGGAGTGTCCGCTGGGCGGTGTTCAGCTTCTCCGGGGTGATCGTGGTGTTCCCCGGCACGTAGTTGCCGATGGTCGGCCGGGACACCGAGGTGATCCGGACGGTGTCGCCCGCCTCGGAGATCTCGCCCTCGTAGTCCCTGTTCACGAGCATCGGCCCGCCGTAGATGAGGGCCTTGCGGAGCGCGACCAGGAAGCGCGCACTCCAGATCTCGGGAACGAAGTTCCTCACGGACATGTGTTGCCTCCTGGCTACTTGCCGCTCATGAGGGTGTCGAGCCGGCCCTCCTCGCGGGCCTTGTCGATCTCCTCAGGGGTCATCTTCTTGAGGTCTGCTCGGGTGAGCTGGGTCGGTGCGGACCCCTTGCGGGCGCCGCCGTCTCCCGTGCCCTGGAACCTCGGTGCCGTTGCGGCGGCCAGGTAGGGCTTGGTCTTGATCAGTTCCTCGATCGCTTCGGTGATGGCCGCGTTGTCGACCTTGTCGCCGTCGATGAAGTCCTCGATCTGGTTGCCGAGGAAGCGCCGGGCGTCCTCGGGGTCGGCCAGCAGCCGTGCGGCCTTGGCCTCCAGCCGGTCCAGGGCCCGCTCCCGCAGCGCCTCGGCGCGTGCTTCGGTGCGGGCCTGCTCCCGGATTTGCTCCGGGGTCGGCTGGTCGTCGGTGGTGCGCTTGGCGCGCTCGGCCGCGAGCTCCTGCTCCAGCTTCTTACGCCGTTCCCGCTCGGCCTTCCATCGGGCCTTCTGCGCGTCCAGGGCCCGCTTGCCGGCGTCACCGAGCTGGTCGGCACCCTCCGGGTCCTGGTCGTCGTCCGCCGGGTCGTCCTGCGGGTCATCGTCCGCCGGGTCCTGGTCGTCGTCCGGGTCGTCGTCGTCCTCGGCCCCGCCGAGTATCGGCCAGATCGGCTGAGGGCCGGTCTCGCCGGTGCGGGCCTTGCGCCAGCCGACGGCGAGCACGCCCGTCACGGCATGCCGGGGCAGAGTCTTGATGTCCATGGATGTGCGCTCCCGTTGCAGGAGTCAGGCCCCCGCCGTTGCGGCGCGGGCAGGTCAGTAGAGGTAGCCGTACCGGTACAGCAGGCGAATCGCCTCGTCCCGGTCGGCCGCAATCCGGTAGATCGACTCGGGCATCAGGCGCACCGTGCCCTTGGCCCGGCCCGCGCCCTCCAGCGCCTTGAGACGCTGCCGGGCCAGACCCCGCTTCGTCATGCCCTCGCGGGTCGCCCTGAGGCCGTAGCGGTCGCCGACCGCGTACATGCCGCGGCGGGCATTGACGACCTGGCCGATGTCGGCGCCGTCACGGATCGCCCGCGCGCCGGCCCGCCCGAAGGCCCGGTTCTGCTCCGCCTCCGACAGGGAGTGGAAGTAGGCGTCCGGGTCGGTCCGGTGCGGCGCCCACCCGTACACGGTGGGCATGTGCACGCAGTCGCAGTGCGGGTGACGCTGGAACGCGACGGCCGAATGGAACACCTTCCCGGCGAGGATCACGCAGCGGGCGCACGACGGCGGGCTGAGCACCCGCACATACCCCGACACCTTCCGGTCCGCCGTGATCGCCGTACCGACCGCGGCCCGACCGGCGTCCGCCACCTCGGACTCCACGATCCGCAGCAGGCTCGCCAGACCCTGCTCCAGCGCCACGTCCAGCGTGCTGCCGCCCGCCAGCGACGTCTTCACGGTGATGACCGGCTCGGCCAGCAGCGTGTCGAGGCGCCGGCCGTCCGCCGCGATACCGGCGAACGCGGCGGCATCGACCGTCCCGGCAGGGTCCGGCGCCGTCCCCTGCGCCCGTACCGCCTCGGATACGTAGTCGGTGGCGCCCTGCGCGGACGCCTGCTGCGCGGCCACCACGACGGCCAGCACGCGCCGCCCCGTCCCCGTCTGCCACGCCCCGGACAGGTTTCCCGGGTCCATGCGGCCCCACTCCCGCGCTGCCGCCCGCGACGCGCCCAGTGCGAGCCGCACCTGCCGGCGGCGGTGCCGGAGACCGAGCGAGGCGACCGCCTCGGCCCGCCCCGCGTCACCCGCCATCGGGCACCGGCCCGGGCCCCGGCTCGCCACCGGCAGGCCCACCGCCCGCACCAGTCTTGTCGCGGAGCAGCGACCCGACCGGGTCCATCTCCGCCTCGCGCTCCCGCATCAGCATCAGGTCCGCGACCTCGGTCGGCGTCAGCCCGAAGCGCAGGGCCAGGAACTCGAACGGGAAGCCGATCTGCCGGAGCTTGAGCAGACTGTCCGTGAGCTGCGCGATATTCCGGGACTCGGCGTCCGCCCACAGGATGCTGCCGCCCCGCAGCGCATCGGCCTTGCCGTCCTCACCGCGCGCCAGCGCGATCAGCTCGAACACCTCGCGAAGCGCCTGCCCGAACCAGAGCTGCTTCTCCTGCGCCCGCTTCACCAGGCCCGTCTCAGCCGCGATCAGGGCATCACCGCTGAGGTTGGCCATCTTGCCGACCAGATAGTGCTGCGGAGTCCGCGTCTGCGCCGCGATATGCCCCACCGCCACCTCAATGACGTCGGTGAACGGGCTGAGGTTCGCCGCCGGCCACGAGTCGACCTCCGCGTCCGGGTTCTCCAGCCACAGAATCCGGTCCTTGATGAACTTCTTCAGGTCGACGGCCTTCTCGCCGACCTTCTGACCGTTCGCGTCCAGGACCGGGACTTTCGGCAGTTCGGCGCCGGTCACGACGCGCTGCGCCAGCGAGGCGTAGTCCGCGGCCGTGAAGAGCTGCATCCACAGCAGGTTGATCGCATCCTGCATCGCGATGACGCCGGCCACGTCCGAGATCGGGTCCGCGGCCAGGAGCGGCCGGTTCGGCAGCTCCACCATCGGCACCCGGCCCATGGGGTTCGGCTGCGGGTTCGGCTCGTCGCCCGTGTCGCGGGGTTCCCAGTCCCGCACGACCTCGTCCGCCTCCGCCATCTGCGGCGACTTCGGGTTGCCCTTGGACAGCGGCCGCTCGAACTTCCACACCTCTTCGGGCAGGTACAGGGTGGCGTACTCCCGGAAGCCGTCTTGCCAGGACTTGAGCGCCGCGCGGCGCCGCCGGCGCGACCCCGGCTCGTACATCACGACCGAGGATGACGCGTCCTCGAACGTCGTGCAGGGCGTGTCCTCATCGTCCGGGTCGCCCCACACCAGCACGAAGCACCTGGCGGCGTTCCCGGCCCCGAGGAACCCGAGCTGCGAGTCGGCATCAAGCCCGTTGCGCTGCCACACCCCCCATAGGTCCTTGTCGGCCTTCAGCGCGCCGGCTGGCTTCACCCCGGTCACCGTCAACCGCTCCACCGGCGAGTCGGCAACCGGCTGCACCCAGTTGTCGGAGAAGCCCGCGTACCGCTCTCCGCAGTACTTCTGGAACTCCTCCGACGCGAAGCGCAGCGGGTGCTTGCCCCGGTAGTAGTCGTCGTGCCGGATCGCCACGCTGGCCCGCACCGTCAGCTCCTGCATGAGGACGTCCACCAGGCGGCGGGCCTGCTCGATCGTCGCCACGTGCACCCCCTCAGGCCGTGTAGGCGTAGTAGGTCCGCTGCGGGGCCGCGAGGCCGGCCGCGATGGCGTCGCCCGCGGCCTCGTGTGCGAGCACGCTCGTCACCGCCGCGTCGATCTTCTGTGTCGGCGCAGCCTTCCGAAGCACGTAGCGCCCACCCGGGCGGGCTGCTTTCCGGGCGTTGCCGACGTGCGTGGTCGTCATCTCGCACCCGTCGTGCCGGAAGGTGGCGTCCGCCTTCGTCACGTCGGTCACCAGCCGCTCGGCAGCGGCGTGCATCTGGCTGACGCGGTTGGTGTACCAGCGCACGACACGGTCGCCGTAGCGCTCAGCCCATACGTCGATTTCCGTCTCCCAGTACGGCGGGTCCGCGTACATCCGGACCACGTCGTACCGCTCGAACACGTCGGACACCGCGGCGTCGACCTCCAGCCGCGGCACCTGGCCGTCCCACTCCGCCGGGTTCCAGATCGTCGGCCGGGCGTCCGGCCCGTACGTGGGCGTGAACTGGTAGCCGTCCAGGGTCTCGGCCCGCAGCGCGGTCCAGTCGTCCATGTCGGACCCGTCGAAGCCGAGGACGATCCGCAGCCGAAGCCGACCGCCGATGTCGCGGGGCTCGGCGCGGGTGGCCCACACCGCCCGCTCGATCCAAGTTCCGGTGCCGGCCGTGATGCGGTTGCCGAAGAACCGTTCGGCTTGCGCCTGGTCCTTCTCGATCAGCTCGGCTGCCTCGGCCTCGATCGCGTCGAGGTCAACCCAGCCCTTGCGGCCGGCGCTGTCCCCGTAGACGACGCGGTGGATCTTCCGGCGGTCGTGCTTCAACCGGTAGTCCAGCCGCGGGTCTGCCTGCCGGTGGTCCCGGTACACGTCCTTCACCCGCGACTCCGCGGTGCGCTGCGCGACGGAATCCTCGGACGGGTCCCACGAGTTCGTGGTCTCCAGCGAGCGCCCACCCATGCCGGCCAGGCCGCGGCGCTGCGTCTCGGCGACCTGCACCATGCCGGACGCCACGGTCCACAACCCCGTCTCGTCCTGCACCACGAAGGTCACGCGCTGGCCGAGCCTCGTCCGGGCCCGGCTCGTCACCGGATCGATCCGACCGCCGCCCGGCAGGTTGATCCGCGTGTCCCCGGTGTCCGGAATGAAGTCGGCGAGCGACCCCAGCTCGATCATCGGCTGCAACGCCGCGTAGACGTTGGCGGTCTGGTCCTCCGAGTTCGCCGCGATCTGGATCAACGGAGTCGGCCACGGCCGACCGACCGGCTCACCAGCCGCGTCCCACCCATCGAACAGCACCGGCCCGACGGCCTCAGCGCAGATGATCGCGGCGGAGAACGGCCCCTTGCCCCACTTCTGCGGCCGCACCAGCTGCGCACGTCGGTAGGCGAACGCGGGCGCCCGCTGGCCGGCCAGAGCTCCCGGCCGCAGACGGTAGAAGTGGGCCAGGAAGGTCCACATCTCGTCCGTCAGCCGGTAGGGCTCACCCGCGTGGTCGCCGTCCGGGATGACGCAGAACTCTTCGATCCACTCGCCAACGACCCAGCCCAGCGTGGGGAACTCGCCGGGGTACTCAGCCCCCCGCCACATCGGGGTCAATCACCTTCAGCCGCCGACGGGCCGCCGCCGGCGCCTTCCGCTCCCGCCGCTTCGCGACCTCATCCTCGGCAACCTCCCAGCGCAGCCGGAGCATGGCCTGAGGGTTCAGCCCCAGCCGGTCCGCGAGCTGCCGGGCCTCCTTGGACGCGTCAAGGTCGCCCTGCTCCGCCTTCGCTTTCCACCTGACGTACTGGGCGACCTCGCGGGTCCACCTCAGCCGCTCCCACGCCACGGCCTGAGGCGTCGCCCACAGTTCCGCCCACAGCTCGGCCTCCACACGGCGCTGCGCCTCCAGCTGGGCCGTGAGCAGGTTCACCGCGGTCTGCGCGGCATCGAGCTTCCGCTTCGCCGCCGCCCGCTGCCGGGACGTCAGGTCCGGCTCCATCAGCTGGAGCTCCACCTCATCGAGCTGCCGCTGAGCGGTGTTGCGCCGCTCGGTCAGCGTGATGTCGTCCAGCAGCGGCCACATCGGCGCGGGGCCCTTCCGGCCCTCCGCGGGGAGCTTCGTCGTCGCGACGGTGGCGTTGCGCCTCCGCCGCTCTCCGGCCGGCTTCGGTGCCGGTCCCATTCCACCCATCGTGATCACTCCCTCGGTGCCGTTGCGGCACGTCAGCGGGCCCGCCGTTGCAGCGGGCCGGGGTCACGGTGCGTCACAGCGACGCTCGGTCTGGGGCATCCCAGACCCGTACACACGGCGAGCCACCTCCCCGGCGGTCCGCCGTCTGGATGATCATGGGGGTCACCCCCCAGGGTGATCATGGGACCGATCACTCTGCGTGATGATCATTTGTGCCAGCCTCCGGGCTGCTCCTGGGCGGTGTGGCGGCTGTGGCAGGGCCCGCAGAGGCCCCGGCCGTGCCTGGGGTCGTCCGGGTCGAGGCCTGCGGCGACCAGCTCGCGCCGGCTGAGGGGGTAGTGGTCGGCGTGGACGGCGGGCGCCTTCTGGCAGAGGACACACACGGGGTCTCGTGCGAGCACGGCCGGCCGGAAGCGCTGCTCGTGCTGGCGTCCGTAGCCGCGTTGGCGGGCGGTGCCGCGGGCCCGCTCGGCCTCGGCGCGGTGCTCGGGGCAGCGGCCGGTGTCGGTGAGGGTGGGGCAGCCGGGCACGGAGCAGACGGTCAGGGCTCTGCGTCTGGCCACGGTGATCATCCTCTCGGCCGTACGGTGTTGCATCAACGAGAGGGGGTGCCGCATGCGCGGTCGGAGCGATGTGGCTGCCGGGGTGTTCGTGGCGGCGCTGGTGCTGCTGCTGGTGAGCGTGCTCCAGGGCTGGACGCCGTTGGCGTGGGTCTGCGGGGCGGTGATGCTGGGGGTGCTGGCTGCGACCGCCCGTCAGCGTCGGACCGGGCCTGACCCGACGACGGTTATCCGTCCGGGTGATGAGCGGGCGTGGCAGCGGCGGCGGGACGACAGCGAGTAGGTCAGGTCCGCTCGGGCCAGGCCCAGGTACCGGGCTCGGTGCCCTCAGTGCGGCTGGTCACCCAGAAGGAGTCCGTGCCGTCGAGGACGACCTGGAGGTTCGCGGCGGGGCCGCCGAAGGTGCGGACGATCATGGCCGGGCAGATGTCGCCAGCGGTGGCGTGGTTGCCGACGCGGTCAACGAGTGCGCCGGTGCGGCGCTTGTTGATGGCGGCGGCGTCGGCCTCGGTGAGCGTGTAGTGGACGATGCGGCCGATGGTCGGTGCGGGCATGGTCAGTCCTCCGTGGGTTCGGGCCAGTGCCAGGTGCCGCCCTGGAGCTGCGCTTCGGTCCAGCCGCACGCGCAGTAGCGGAACGGGTTCCCGTGTGCGGCCTGGTCGGGGCAGCCCGGGTTGCCGGGCGTCTCGGCGCCGTCGTGGTAGGGCACCGCCCGGTTGAAGAAGGTGCCGGTGGGGTTGAGGACGGCGAGGCCAACGGTGTCCGAGGTGCCGGTCTCGATGATGATGGCGGCGCGGCAGTGCTGGGCGTATTCGCCGCCGGGGGTGCCGTAGCTGACGTAGTGGACGATGCTGCCGACGCTGGGCTGCATGCTGCCTCCGGGGGGTGGCGGCCGGTTGCCCGTCCCGGAGGGCCGGCCGCTCGGTGTGCCCTGCCGTGGCGCCTCTGTGGGCGGGGACGGGGCCAGGGTGCCGGACGTGCCGCAGGCCCCGCGCTCGGTGAGCGGGG